GCTCTTTTATTCCTTGTTGAGGTTCATTGGGATCAATCATTACATGATAATATATCCTACCTTCAATATACCATCTTTTAAAAATATCATATGCTTGATTATTAAAATCGAGCATTTTTAAAATGATATCAAATTCTTCATCGATTCGATTTTGCAGACTTTTAGATAAATTCGTTTTTGTTAGATCTAATTCAACTGGATTCCTATTTTGATTTGTGATGATAGCTTCTTGAATGATATTTTCAACAGCCATATCACATTCGGGGTGTTCATTCATTTCCCTATATTTCATGATTAAATCTGATTCAGTTTTAGCAGTTGCTTCTAAATCTAAATAGGTAGAGAATGCACCTCCGGCAGAGGTGGCTTCAACCGCGCCTTCTTCATTTTCAGGGAATGCCAGAGCTGGGATGTCTGGCTTTTTATCTCTCTCAATATTAAATCCAAATAATTTCATGATATAATTTTTAATTTAGTGTTAGGCGTTTTTGCTGATTTTTGCTTGACTGTGTAAGTAATAGTCATATTGCCAATCTATTGTAAATTCTTGAATAGTATTAACACTATCCCAATTTAAATCAATTGCGGACATGTTAGAGGGCCAACAGTTAATAAAATCCCATGATTGGTCGGTATCTCCATCTTTTTTATACATTTTTAATTGTATATCGGTACAATAACTGATTCGGGAACCGAAAAGTCCTTTTTTGGTTTTGTTGAGCTTCGGATCATTAAGATCTTTCATCCATGCAACCATTCCTACATAAATTTCACGTCCTTCATCGTTTACAACAGTTGTAGTTAATGGTGCAAATTCTCTACTTTCTCCTGCAAGTTTTACATTTCTACCAAAATATGGAACTTCAATGGGAGTAAGTGTGGAACCAGGTATATTCGATGCTTTACACATAAATGTGAAATTGGCTTTCTTAATTCCCCCCGACGGACTATCCATGGATACCGACATCAGGTTAGTGCGCGCTCCGCCATGTTCTAGTGCGCTCGTGAATGCGTCAACATTAAATTTGGATGCCATTGTTAATTTCCTTTATTACTTTTATTTATCACGCTGCTTTAGTTATCCAATAATCATATGCCCAATTAACAGTATATTCCATTATAGCATCATTGGGTTCCCAATTAACATCAATTTGATCTAAGGAAGTCGGCCAACAATTTTCAAACTTCCATACCTCTCCATCTACAACACCGGTCTTCTTAAATGCTTTCAATGTCATTGAGCTAGTATATTTATTAGCACCTGCAATTTTTGCCACATGTTTTTGAGATCTTACGTTCCCCCAATGCGAATTTAATTTGCTCATCCAATTTTCAACCATGTTTCTGATCAAATATCCTTCATCATTTAAAATGGTAGTTGTTAAATCGTCATATGTTCTATTGCCGGGTATTTTTACTGCACGACCCTTATACATAACAGTCGTTACTCCTATGGCATTGGAAGGGATTTGAATTCCCTTACACATAAACGCAAAATTCGCGGATGTGGTTGCATCATGCATGCCGGCCATGTCAATGTTAGCTTCAAAGAGAGATACGCGAGCACCGTCCTGAGCTAATTTTGATACAAATGAATCAGGTCCATCAACTACAAATCCTGCCATTTTAACTTCCTTCGTATAATAATTATTAAATTATATTGTTATTTATACTACGTTGACAACTTCTTCAAATTCAACACCACTTCTTACAGCAACAAAGTTCAACAATACAAAGTTAATGCTCTTAGTTGGTTTGACAAAAATACTTCCAATAAATTCATTTCGATCAATAACCTCTTGAGTATTATTGGATTCGTCACAAACTACTGCGTAATCTGTTATACCTCCTCGGCCCTGAATATCTCTGAGAAAAGGTTCAACTGAAGAAACAAAACTGGATCTGGTAAAATCATCGTTGAATTCAAACATTGAAAATCTAGCAAAATTTGCAATTGACTTTTCTAATGTAATAAAAAGCCTTCTGACGTTGATTCTATCAAATGCTGATGGTTTAGCTAATAGAGTTTTATCGCCAAATAACAATGTTCCTTGTCCTGCAAAAGAAACAACCGGATTTACACCATTTTTATAAAGCAAATCTCTTTCTGTTTTATTTGGATTCCATGCTAACCTAGCAACATTTTTAACTTGGCCTCTATTGAATCCTGCTGGCGAGAAGAAAAAATCTCTTTCAATAGTAGTTCGTACAACCAATCCTGCAGTGTCCGGATTCAATGGAATATATCTGAAAGTGTCGTTATATTTGTCGTATTGGTATTTCCAACCACAATCTATAACTGAATAAGAAGAACTCGGCAATAAATTTCTAAAACCATTAACTGCATTTACTTCATTTCCTTCATTATTAACAACATCTGATTGTTCTGGTGAAATAAAGACCATACAATCTTTGCGGGATTCTGCAATATTACTAATAAGGTATGAATTAACAACTGAAGAAGCTGCTCCGGTTATAACCAAAGACACATCAACATCTTCTGCTGATTTAAATTTATCATATCCCATAATAACATTAGCGTCAGTTAATTCTTGTCCGTCTGCGCCACCTGTCATACTAATCGAAATATTAGTTCTGGATTGTGTATAAGATGGTTTAGAAGCAACATTAGCAGATGTACCCCATGCCGCTGTATTAGGAGCTGTATCAGCACCTGTTCCGGAAGGGTGTTTCATCCACCAAACATATTTGGATCGTCTATTAATCGCCTCTTTATAATAAAGCGCTTGACCATCTTCTGATTTAGCATCGCTTGCGACTGATAAAGCTGGGAAAATTTCAAGAACAGTTTCTTTGACTCCTGTCCATTCTCCATCTTCGTCTGTTATTATTACATGAACTTCATCATTATACACCCCTCTGCGAGTTGCAAAATCGGAGGTAGTTGGAGGATAATCAAAATTACCCGCAAATTCCCATTCTCTAGAAAAATTCTCTGCGGTCCCAATGACGGCTGCACTTGGAGATACTGCTGTTTCTAAAGTTGCGCTTGTGTTACTTGTAATAGATGCAACTGAATGTGATTCACCACTAATTGTAACTTTATCTCCTGCTACAAGTTGCAGATCAAAATATGTTCCCACTCCAGTCATTACTTTTCTTGCAGAGTCAGTAATTTGAACAGTTCCCATTATTGCCCCGAATGCGTCTTGGCCTACTGCTTTATAATGAGATGCTGGGGTTCTTGTAAGAGCTGCGTTCACAGTTATGTCGGTATTTTGAGAGGATTGAACTGTCATTCCTGTGTCAGTACCAATTGCTGTTATAATATAAAAGGCGTTACCTATATGAACAACATCATTTACTTGTACTTCTGATGTGAATGCTGTTGCTGTTCCTGTAACTGTTCCTTCTTGAGCGGTAAAAGCTATTGTAACTTCTCCCGAAAGTATATCACCGGCTACATCAGCACCACATAAAGATACTTTCATTGAATTGCCTAATTCTCCGGCAAATTTAGATGCAAATTCCCCATAATCACTTGAAGGACCTGATCCTCCGTATTCTGAGTAATATGTATTATAATAAGATTCATCGCTTTTAATTAAAACTGCGTTTGCTGAATCTGTAGTTGCGTTATATGCTGATGAATTTGCTACTCGAACAACATTTAAATTTTGACCGTAGGCTAAAAAATTCGCCGCTGAAAAAAAACTTAAATATGTTGAAGAGTCAGGCTTCTGGAAGTTTTCCACCAGTAGATCTTCACTGCTTACATTAACAATTTTATCTATAGGTCCCCAGCGAAAAGCCCCAGCAAAAGCACCTGCAGTTGTTCCGGTCTCAGGTACAATGGTAGTTAAATCTATTTCGCGAGTAACTACTCCTGGACTTACTGTAAATGCCATCTTCTTCTCCTGTAAATCGCTGAAAATTATATTAAGTTCATGTACTATTAGTTACTATGATTATTTATCAATTTCACGTTCTTATGCTCCGAATACATTATGACCAGTTTCTTCTAACAATCGATCTGTTCTTTCAACAGACCATCGCGTTCCTTCATCATCAACAATTGTTTCCGGCTCTAGACCATCTTCAATAAATCCGAAAGGTAAATAAGATTCGTCTATTTCTTTCATTTTTTCATGATACATCTTTTCTCTCAAATCAAAATTTGTTAATTCTTTAAAATATTGCTGATTTGTTAACCATGCAAATATTACAAGGGTAATAACTAAATCATCATGATGTCCTTCTTCTGCTTCATATGATTCTTTTTTAGCTGAGAAAGATGTAAGTTCATATATTATATCATAATCTGTAATTATAAGTTTGTCATCTTCTATTAAATTTTTTAATGTTGAACATCCTAGGCGTTTAACTTGTTTTGTAGTTCTTACACCATATTGTGCATTTTTTCCAAATCCTCCACCTAATTGCTGACCGCCGCGGCCTCTCCAGTTCATCATTAACATATTTTCATATTCCATATCCTGATGAAGAATCATCGCGACTGTTTCACCTATATCATTAACCTCTACTAATACAAATGCGTTATTGTAATGTTTTGCTGCTTTATGAATAAAATTTGGATATAGCATGGGAGATATTTCATTATCTCTATATTTTGCAACTACCTTGTAAGGCAGTTCCGTGCTATCGATAACAGTGAAAGCTGAATAATCTAATTGTAAACCTTTGGCTGTATCAACTACTATTGTATAAGTATGTTTTTGTTCGGGTTGTTCAAATATGTCTAAATTTTCATAAGAATGTACTGGAGTTTTAAATGCCAAAGATCTTAATTTTGAACCAGATATTAATGTTCTTGTACTACCAATAAATTCAGTTTCGAATTCTTGTGAAAACTGTCTTTCACTTGTATTGCGAATGGTCTCTTCTTTCCATGCAATATCTCTACCAGGAATTTCAGACCAGTGAACATCAATAGGTATATAATTACTTCTTTTTTCTTCAGAATCTATCCACATCTTATAAAATTGATTCAAACCAAGTGGTGTAGATACTATAAAAACTTTTGTGGTCAGTCCGGAAGAAATAGTAGGATAAACTGAAGTAAAAAATTCTTCTGCTAATTCTTTCGGAACGTGTGCGAACTCATCTAAAAAAATAATATTAAAAGATGAACCCCTTACTGCCGAAGATGATGTCGCGGCAGCTAACACTTTTGAACCATTTTCTAATTCTATATTTCCTTTGTTCCAAGCTAATATACCTTGTTGCATCCATATAGGTAAATTTTCATATGACAGTTTTAATCTATCTAATAATTCTCGAGCTAAAGATCCTTTATTAGCTAGTATACATACTTGAATATTTTCGTTGAAAAGAATATAATGTAAAAAGAAAGCTATAATAGTTGTTGATTTGCCTGATTGGCGGGGCATTTTACATATCACAAAGCGATTATTGTGAAATGTGCGGACCATATTTTCTTGAAAAGAATATAAATTAAAATCTACTAAACCTCTATCAACATGAATAATTTTTACATATTCTGTGATAAAATGAACAGGATCATCTTGACATTTAACATATTCAGCTAATTGTTCTTCGGTAAATTCTACCGGAACATTTGATGATTTAAGTTTTGGATTACCTAGATAATGAGTACCCATGTATTACCTACTTGTTTAATACGTTCTTCCAGTCAACGGACTCATA